TAATCTACCCCAAAGAGCAACTAAATTGGCTGATGTATTTCTTGAGACTGAACTAGCTTCCAAGGCTGTAGATATATCAGAAAAAGTTGCTGAATAATTAGAAACAGAAACAGGCTTTCTAAATTGAGCAAGCCCTCCATTTGTTTGATCTTCTCCTGCAAGTAAAGTATTGAGATTTGAATGTAAATCACCAGAAGAATTTGTTTGCAATGGACCGCCTTGACCTTCGAGTCTTACTGTTGGCGTTGCATTATAAACAGCCCAAGGTAAAGAATTAGCTATATTGGCAGCAGGAGTGGCAACTGTCGTTGTCCCACCTAAAATCCCAGCTTGACCTACGATAAGATTAACTTTCGCACGATCAGATTCATCCCAATCATCAAGAACAGAAGCAGAAGTTGCAATTGCAGCTAAATTCCCTCCTGTTTCAAGGGCAAGAAGTGAAGTATTTAAATTCGTTCCTGCATTTGCAGTGACCGTTCCTGCAATCGCTCCAGTATTACAAGCTGTAATCTTACCATCAATCGAAGTGGTATCTCCCGCAATCGTAGCAATATCGGTTTCTAATCCATCTACTGCCTCGCCTATAAATCTAAGTTGCCCATGAATATTCCCATCTACATCAGAGGCTGCACCAATCGCACCAAACTGCGTATCATCTGTTGCGACAGTGATCGGACTTGAAGCTGCCATTGCTGCCGTTCCTAAAGAAGGAATTTTCCCGTCTATAGAAGTTGTATCACCTGCTATCGTCCCTGAATTTGTCGAGATCGTTCCAGTATCAGCATCAATAGTTGTGAGGATCGCATTTCCAGAAGTCTGCAATGCAGAGTTTGCCCATTCAGTACCACTTAAATTTACATTTTCAATGTTAACATCAAATTCATATATCGCTGCTAAAGTATCAAAAATAATCCCCGTTAAAGTTTTATCCGCAGCGCTTAAAGTAACCGTTAAAGCAATATAATTTATTGAACTCCAAGCCGCTCCGGTCCCTGTGGTAGTTGTAGGAGAATCAACATCTAATTCAACATAATTCCATCCAGCAGAAAGCGCAGCGACTAAAGTAGTATAAACATAATTATGACTAGCGCTTTCCCCTAAAGTTAAACTGATACTGGTAACATCTGTTAAAGATGATAAATAAATCCAATACCTTAATTTTCCATCATAATATTCTACTAAATTAAGAATATTACCTCCTGAAAGTGTTTTTGAAATAGTACCAGCCGCTACCGTCGCTGCCGATTTAGCGAAAGTGATAGCATTAGTACCTTCTCTATGAGTAGTAGTTGTGGTTAAGGCTGTGACATCAGTACCAGCCACCCAACCAGTAGTAGATTCCGCATTTTCAATGATGAATCTATCTTGTTTGACGTGGGCGTATACCCGACTTCTTGATTTAGGCATTTGTATAGTGGGTTAGAAACAAACAAACAATTTAATGACCTTTATCCTGCCCCCCACCTTATGAGAGGCAGAGAAAAGCCATTACTTACCCTCTGGAATATCTTTTGCCTTTCCATTTTTGGCTTCTTCTTTTTTTGCCTCTTCTTTAGCTCCTGCTTCTACTTTATTGATTTCCTCCATATTGATCGGAGTTCTCAATAATGAAATTACATGGAGCATTGACTTGGCTTGGTCTACACCTCTGATCTGACGAACATCGACAGATGCGATGAGATATTCAACGACATCTTTCGGAAACTCGTATTTGTAGAGTTGTACCTTTCCCATAGTTGGTGGGGTTAAATAATAGAAATCCTTACTCCCCAACTATTGAGGAGCAAGAGATTTTCATTATCCTATAAATGCAACACGCATAAAGAACACACCAGTAGCAGTACCTGGATTTCCAGAGAAATTTAAAGCTAAAGTGCCTCCAGCTGCGATTGTATTAGATGCCAATATAGTAGTCTTTTGAAGACTATTAGCCAATACATTACAATCAAGAGCAGAAGAAACAGCATTGCCTCCTCCATTCACAGCATCCCGAAGAGTAGCAGTCATAGCTCCTCCTTCAAGGACTGTTGTATGCATCCAAGCATCTAAAATAAGCATATCTGGAGCAGTGGTATTATAAATAATAATATCATTATTTCCATCTGGGTCAGCATTAGTCCAAGCCCAACGAATAACCTGTTCAGTATAAATCTGAACTTTATCATCACCAGGAGTAGGGCCTTGAACAATAAATGCTCCATCACCATCACAATTTACAGTGACATTCCCAGCAGCTCCATCAGTCATTGTAATAGTAGCCGTAGAAGCATTGCCTGTTCTTAATACTAAATCATTATTCCCAGAGGATTGAACATATCCAGCGGCAGCACCATCTCCAACAACCACACCATTTACGTCAGAATCAAGTGTTAATTGAGTGGTTAAAGTTCCTGCACGAATAACTGACATTTGAATATCAGCATCTTCTGTTGTATCTGTTGGGTCTTGAATAATAGTATTGATTGCTGACCATTGAGTCATATTTGCGCCACTATCATTCGCCAAAGATTGAATAGATGTAATGACATCTGAAGCAGCAGGAGAAGCTGAAATATGAGTCATTTGGAGAGTTGCACCAGCAGCACCATTGTCTGATCTAACAATCTCAACAACACCAGTTCCATTGGGATTTAAACCAATGTTGCCATTCGCTCCATCTGCAATAGTAATATTTCCAGATGTAGCATTTCCTGTACGCATTACTAAATCAAAACTTCCAGTACTAGAAAGGAAAGCATCAGAAGCACCATCGCCAATAGAAACTCCATTCAAATCTGAATCAAGCCATAATTGTTGAGTAACTGTTCCGGCCCTCATTACATAGAACAGCAAATCACCATCTTCATTCCCATCAGTAGTATCAACAATCAGAGTATCAATACGGGCAAAAGTTTTCCTAGCAGGAGCGCCAGCTGTATTCATTCCTTCAAATTGAACTCTACCAACAACATCGGATGCAGCAGGAGAAGCTGATTGATGGAAAAGAGCTAAAACAGAACCCAAAGCACCGGCATCACTATTATACAATTCTGTAATACCTGTACCGTTTGGAGCAACTTGAACAGTAGCATTTGCACCATTGGCAAAAGTCATTTTACCTGTTGCCGCATTACCTGTTTGTAAAACCAAATCTTGATTTCCTGAAGAAAATAATGTAGCAGCAGCTCCACCATCCCCAATTTGTACAGAATTCGAAGAAGAAATAAGTCTTAATCTTTCTGTTGCAGTTCCTGCTTCGTCAATATAGAAAACCATTTCAGAATCTGGATTTGCAGCAGCCACATCGGTGACAACCACATCAATTTGTCCATAGACTTCCGTAGCAGCAGCATTATCTTGTCCATCAAATCTAACACGTCCAACCACATCAGCATTTGCTTGTGATCCACCAGCATGAACAAGAGCAAGAACACTACCTAACGTCCCAGTATCTTCATTTCTACACACAACATTACCAATTGTATCAGGCGTAAGCGTGATAGCACCAGCAGCTCCATCGGTAATTTTAATTGATCCCGTTGTGGCATTGCCAGTTTTTAAAATCAAATCAAAATTTCCATTTGATTGAACTGTACCTTCTGCAGCGCCAGTACCAACAACCAAAGTTGAATATGCACTGATCCCAACATTATCAATTCTTAAAAGTTCCGTAAGAGTTCCATTTACCATAACGCTCCAGCCCATACGTCCATCCTCGGTTGCATCAGTAACATCCAAAGCTGTGACATCTAGTCGAGCATAATTGGTATCATTGGCACCATCATCATCCCCAACATAATTCACACGAGTAATAACATCATTATCCGCAGGACTCGCAGATTCATGTTGATAATTTACTTGAACACCAGTCGCACCTGCATTGGTATTCTTAAATGTAGCCATTACAGCCGCAGCATCAGTGATTAAATAAGTTTCACCACCAGATACATACAAATCTCCATCAGAAACAACGAAATCTCCTGATTGGACTTGTGCAGCAGTAGTTCCTTCTGCGGTTCCTTTCATCAATACAGTACCATCATCACGGATGGCAAATACTTCCGTCGTTGTTTTCATATCAACAATCGAGAAAGCAGAACCAGTCGCCGTCATAGTATCACTATTGATGTTGATTCTAAACGCATCACCCGAAGTCACAGAAGTACCATCAACTAAGAATCCAGTACCTGTTGTGACTAAAGAGGGGTCAAAAGTGAAAGCCGTTCCAGCAACAGTCGTAGCATCCGTCACACTCACAACACCATCACTCATGGTAAAATCACCATTTGTCATAGCCAAATTACCACCAACGGTAACAGTACCGGCAACACTACCCGCTAAAGTAGCTGTTGCGTTTACATACATCGTCCCAACATAAGAATTGAGATAATATTTTAAAGCCGCACCAAGACTATCCGTAGCAGTCACACCTGGAGCAACATTACCAGTCGTAGTTAATTGACCAGCGGTAGCTCCATCTATTGTGGCAGTTGCGTTTGCATAATATTTATCTACATAAGCATTAGCCCAATATTTAGCCGTAGTACCAAGATCATCCGTTGAATCAGTATCGGAAACCAAAGTAGTATTGATCGCAACAGCAGCAAGGTTACTCAATGCTGTATTGGCTCCTGCCGCAGCAGCAACCCCAATTTGATCAAAATTACAAGAAGTAGTTGTACCTACGTTCTCATAAATACCAGATGTACCAGCCACTACATCTGTTTTAATATAAAGACAACCCTTAGCATATCCTGATCCTGCGTCGGTAATAGTAGCCGTTCCAGTACAGAATAAAACCTTCCCATTTACATCAATCTCAAGAACTTTAATAGATTGAGAATTGATAGTTTGTGTATTTCCAATGAACTTAACATATGGGAGTGACTGCGCGCGTCGCAATTTATGTGCACTCATAATTTTTTAAATTAACTAAGTAATTATGGGAATTTATTATTCAGGGCAAATCCCCAAAGGCCCCTCGGGAGATTTTTATAAGAGAATCCCCCAAAACTCTCAATCCAACCTTTTAAATAAATCCTTTCTCTTCAAACTCCTTTATAAGCGCCTCATCTTCAATCGTAGAACCTACGACATACATCTTCCCATTATGGAAAACATTTTTTAACATAACAGGTTTATAGTCTTTAGGTTTACGTCCAGCTTGTTTTTTTGCCGGCTTTACTTTAGCGAGCGCACTTACACGCTTTTTTGAAGCAGGAGTTTTATCTTGAGTAATTCTCATGTTTTTAATTGTTAAAATTACGCAATAGCAGCTTCAATCAAATATGCACACAACTCATTAACGAGAACTTGATCATATTTGTCTGAAACTTGTAGATATTCAGATTTTCGTTGTACTGTTTCAAGACCACCTTGCCCTTGTGCCAATACTTCGACACGGCGAGGAGCTTTGTTTTGATAAGTAGCAGCGAAAGTCTGACTCTTCAAACTAGGACTAGATTCAATGTAAGCAACAACAACATCTTTCGTCCAAATATCGGCCAAACTATCAGAGGCACCCAAGTTCGCATTGTTATAAAGAGCTTCACCAACTAACAATTGTTGAAGACCGAAAATGCGAGGCAAACTATCTTGAAGCATTTGTTTCGTGATGGCAGGAGCACCAGGGAAATAATCTTTCATATCAGGATGGAAAAGAAGCGTATTCAATACATCCCAAGCAATAATCATAGAATTAGGCATCTTTCCACAAGCCGTACGAATGGTGGAAATAGAATCTTTGATATTGGTAATAGGATCGGAATTGACATAATCACTCCATTGAGAAGTGCCTGAAAGAGTGGTGTTATTCGTAATGTTTGAAGTATTCGTAATAACATCCGCCAAAGCCTTCTCTTTATCAACCCAAATACGATCAATAAGAGCCTCGGTTACATCAACACGAGCATTGATAGGAGATTCTTGGTTCTCAATTACTTCTTCGGGGATATATTCACCGAGAACGTGATCTTCGAGAACATAGTGGTCAGCAGAACTAACAGTTGTTTCCACAATGTTAGGACGGCCACCAACTGCACGGTAGGTGTTAACAATACGAAGATTATCGGCAGAATAAGAATAGATTTTACCACTATCCTTTACCACTTGTACCGTTGGAGCTACCATTTCCGCAATATATCGAGGATTGCGGTAAGCCAATGACAGCTTCGTAAGCGGTACACTGGTATAAACACTATTTTGCTGAGTAAGCATGGTTAAATATCAGTTAATTTATAAAATTAGAAGCTATCATAGCGAATAGCAGGAGAAATGATTTGTACTTCTCCATCTTCTCCAGTTGAAACCGTATCTTGAGCAATACCACAGACTTTATGCCCGGCAGTAGTCGTAGTTACCAAAGCTCCGCCAGTTGTAGGCGTAAGTTTATCACCACGGGTCCAACCACCAGAACAATTAGCCATAGTATATCCACTGGTTTTGACAGTTACTTGCTGATTGGCAGCAGTAGAAAGATTTTGAACGAAACCAATAGTTTCATCCGTATTTGCAGTACAAGTCGTGACACGATTATTTGTCGTATCATTCTTGACCGCAATATATTTAGCCATAGCAGCATCGCATTTGAACGAAGCCTCTGGCGATCCATGTGCAGCACCTGAACTCATATTGAATTAGGTTAAAATATAAAGTTATTTGATCAATTTTTTGAACGCTTCTGCATAAGAAATGTTATGCTTTTCAGCATATTCAGAAACTTTTTTATCAAGTTCTAGCTCTTCGCTTAATTTGATTCCAGGCTTTCCATGCCCCAATTCAACGACTTTATCTTCGCTTAAAAGGACAACACGATTCACAATAGAATTAAATTGTTTATATTGCTCATCGGAAAGGGTAAGAACAAAAGAAGTAAGAGCTTCTTTAGTATCATCTACTGCGCTGAAACCTGGTTTCCCAACCTCAGACAGCATCAATTCTTTCACTCGATCACTGGTGACACGAGCTTTCTCTCTAGCTTTAAGCTCCTCAATTTGCTTTCCTTGTTCAGCAAGTTTGAGAGCTACTTCGGAAGCCTCAGCAGCCTCGGGCTCTTTAGCTTCTTCTTCTTTGTTCTCTTCTTTAGGCTCTTCTACCGCAGGAACAACTTCTTCCGCAGGAACCTCTTCAGCTTTCTCTTCTTCTTTAGGAGCTTCTTCGACAGCAGGCTCAACCACAGGCTCTTCTTCAAGTTTAGCCTCTAATGAATCCACATCTGATTTAAGCTCTTCTTTTTGATCAGAAGACAAAGCAGAGAACATGGCCTTTAAGCAAACTAATTCTTCTTGAGAAACCTTTTCTTTCTCTTTTAGTTCGCTCAAATAAATTTTAAAAACATCCATATTTGAACTGTTAAATAATAAATAAACATTCTCTGAATATAAAACCCTGGCCTCACTAAAAGCAGGCCGCATCCCTTTTATTACAGGACGGTTGGTTAAAGCCAATCCCCTTAATACATCCATGAAAGTCTCTTTCTTACCATTTATAACTTTTACAAATGGAGCAAACTCAACACTAAAGTATTTATAAATCTTTTCTTTTAATATTTTCTTTCCTTCTTCTGTAATATCCTTAAATCTAGCGAATAAACTATCACCACGAATACTCAATTCCCTAATCCATGCGAAAGCCGCACCATTATCATCGTGATTAACATCAACAGCTATATCTATTTCTAAAATGTTTTCATCAAAATTCTTCTTTATATTCTCTAATCTTTCTTTAGTAATTTTAAACTTCCCATATCGCCCATCATAATATTCACCTACTTTTAAAATTTCATATTCCTGACTTTCCAAGTCATGATCTGTAATAAAATCAGATAATTCAAAATCACTAAATATAGCAAAAACATCACTCATTTTCTTAGCAGAACCAATAGCCTTAATGATTGCCGTCCCTTCATCATCTCCCTTTTCCATTGCATTATTAAAAATCTCCAAGGCAATTTTCTTTTGCTCCGGAGTAAGACTTTTTACACCAGGAAACGATTTCTCGAATTCCGATATTTTATTGAATGGCATAAGAACCCTTTAGAAAATACTATCATTACGGCCTCTAAAGGGCTCTGTCAGCGTGTTTTATTCTGTGAAATTTATTATTCGCCCACAACGGCGACATTTCAATTCTATTATACCCCTTTTTATATTGCCCCGCAACATTTGTTTTGAACAATAAGGACAACACATCCATTTTAGCTCACTATGATCTTTGTATTCTTGATCATCCATTTTGCTAAACATAAGAGGGAATATGGTAAAGAAAATAAGAGAGGTAAAATAAACGTTGCACATACCACATTCAATAACCCGTGAAGAAATGTCCACAAAAACAATTCCCAATAATCACCAGAAAATTCTACATTAAGATTTTCTACTTTTTGTGATTTAACCATAATGTGTTTTTTAAATATTAGGATTATTGTCTAATGCACCATCTTCTACCTTCTGCGCTACCCGACTACTTTTAGTAATAGATGGAGAAGAAGGCTGTTTAAAATTATTTATAGATGGCACACCTTCTACTGTACCAAATTTAGATTGTAGACTCTTAGGAATCCCATTCACTGCTGGCAAAGTAGCATCGCTCTTTAATATTGCCACCCAAATCCCTCTACAATTCGAATGTACTTGCCCCATTTTAGAAAATGGATCATTTATCAAGACTACCCTACCATCAAGACTCAAACACATAGCACACGTTTTATTATCCAATATCTCGCTACGCTGTAATCCGTAAATTATTGCCGGGTTACTAACATAAATAATATCTCTACCTATATTCACAGATGATACAGTCAACATCGAGCTTATTCCCGAATTTGCTACTGATGCCACGCTATCAAATATCGATCCTGCATTGCGCACTATGGCAGCCACGCCAACGCCAGCAACGATCAAAGGTACAACGCTATTCTTAACTTCTCTTACTATCTTATCATTCCGATCTTTTACCGCGCTATCGACTTGGACATCAATAAGTTGAGTGGTGAGTGTAGGAGTAGGAGATATATCTACATCAATTTCACTTGCTGCTTGAGTTTTACCCTCATTAACAGCTTCTAAGGCTAATCCCTTCAATTCACCTCTCAATTGAGCAGGGAACGAAGCGATTAAATCTTTCATTCCTTTAATATCTTGATCTTTCGCGAATTGCTCAATAGCTTTAAGAAATGCAGCTTTTTGCTTTTCAGTTATAGCATCTAAAACTTCTTTAACTCGCCTTTCATGATCATCAAAATAATCACTTATCTCATTAAACTTCACTCGCTCTTCGGCTAAAGTTAAGGAACGATAATACTTGGCTAATTTAAAGTTTTTTTTTAGGCGTTCAATAATCTTTTCAGATAACTCAGCCATTTTCTCTTCATCCTTTTCGTTTTCTTCATCAACACGATCTTGAATGTCTTCATCATCTTTAACTTTATTTTTAGGTATAACTTTTTCTTCTTTAGGAATAATTGGAGTATTTTCTTCCCTCTCTTTATCCATCTCCTCGAGTTCTTCCATTGTGACTTCAGGCAAAGCGAATTGCTTATGTGCCCATATTTTAATTTTATTACTCTTTTCAACTACACCTATGTTAATCAACTTCTCTAAAACAGTAGCCACTTCCGTATAATCAATTTGACCAACATCAGAAAACACAAATTTAGGATAATATTCTTGTTCACCGAAATTCAAATCAACTAACTCTTTTATAGCTTGTTTATTCAATTGATTAGCAACATACTTAGTGATTGACCTCAATCCTAACGTAAAAAATTCCGATTGATCTTTTGAAAGAGCATAAGACCCAGCCTCGGAACTACCCAATTCTAAAAATTGCCCTAAAATATTAAGAGCAATCATTCTATTATGATGATCAATTGAATCTTTAGATAAATCTTTCTGATCAGCAAATCCACCTGTCATCAATTCAAAAGTCCAATCAGCACTAGGCGCTATGATATATGACTTTTGATTAGCTTTAAAATTTTCTGCTAATTCTTCTGCATCAGCACGATCATCGTCAGTACTTCCATTGGGCATAACGATTTTAAGCACACCGGCCCCACGTTCTCTTGCTATTCCATCCAAACGATAAAATGTATCTTTATAATACCAATGCTTATAAGCTGAACGCAGAACCGATACTCCATCATAATTATCTCCTTCTTTTCGATGAATAAATAAAATCAATTTACTCATTGGGATTTCAGGGCTGGATGTTTGGACTTGAACTCCATCGTATTCATTTGTAGGAAGTGTCTGCGTAACACCTGGAGTTTTAGGATCGGATGTCATTTGCCATTTTTCATGAGCAGAGGGAACACGAGAAAAGAATTTTTTCCATACTATTTTTCCATTCTTTACCTGAAATACTTTTTCAAAATAATAATATCCATAAAAAGGATATAAAAGGGCTTCATTTAAAAACTCTTCAAATGAATTATCCATTCCATTGAAACAATCTTTAACAAAAGCCGCAATTCCCTTTTTATCTTCCATATCGTCTTGCCCTGGCTCGATTCTCCATTCAGTAGAAAGTATAGGCAAACGAATCGCCTCTAAGGTAGCATTTACCATACCATCCGATTTAATCATCTTATCGTAAATGGCAATTTGCTGATTATTTTGAAAATCAGTATTGAAATCTTGACTAGAATATCCTGAATATAGCTTAGTACCGGACCTACCTAATTCCTTAGTTAAATCAGAGCTAATACGTTTCGTCTTAGGCTGATCTTGGAATAATGTTTTGAATTTAGAGAATACAGACATTGATGGAGGATTAAAAAACTTTTTTACGTAAATTCCCTGCTATAGATGTTGTCCGCCGTGAATCCAACTTAGTTAAACAGAAACTATCAAGTAATTCATTCGCATAAAAAAAGGCATCCGCACAATCATCGTGAGCTCCATTTGGAAACTGAATAAGCTCTTCATACAACTTTTGATGTGATGAATTAAATTTAACTTTTCCCGCTTCAACAATCGGCTCAACATAGCTTGATCTTGTAATTTTATCTTTACTTCGTGGGCTTATTTCTTTAAGCCTCATTTTCCCTTCCGCTTGAGCTAAATCGAACAATGCTCTTTGATTCATTACACATTCAATCCCAATAACACTCGGATTCCATTTTTCGTACACATCACTAATTATACCAACTTGTTTATCAATTGTAAAACGAACAGCCAAAGAATCAAGTACATATCTTAAATTTGTCCTTGTATCCAAACCAATAACACATACTCCCATCGCATCGGCAGATGCCTTAGACGAAGCATTCGGATCAACTGCCATTACTACTCTGAACCATCCTTGCCATCCTTCCGGCAATGAAGTATAAAAATTCTTTTCTATCCAATCGCGTTTATATCGTGAAGTAGCATCATCAATCGGATCATTCATATATTCTTGATTGAATTTTGCCGTACCGAT